TTTCGTAGAGCTTGCGATCCTCGGTCCATGTGTTTGTATCAGTCATCAGACCCGGCCCCCTTGCCGTAATTTACAACGATATCCAGCCCGAAATCACCTTCGACTCGTTGCACCTCTCCGAACTCGTCTTTAAACCGGACCGATAAGAGGAATTTGGCAAACTGCGGATCAAACTCCTTAGAAAGTCCCATTTGCTGCAGCCAGGCCTTTTGAGCAGCACGGCCGGCATCCATAGCGCGTTTAAATGCCGGGTATTTCTTCTCCCACTTATAAAAACTCGAGTTATCAACGTCGATCGAGCGAGCGAACATCTCAAACGTCGGGAACACCGGCGGAGCGAGCCGTTCCCTCTTTACTTCACCGTCCGGAAAATACTCCGTCTCAAGCGCTTCGCCCTTGCGTAACTCGTAGAAAAACTTATACAGCGCGTCGCAAAATTCCGGCTTATACTTCGCCGCATATTTGCCCGCGTTCTTTGCCTCGTCTGCCATCATTCCAGCCCCCTTTGCCAACTATGATCCCATCATATCACACTTTGACCGGGATTGCGACACGTCCAGATAAGAAAAACACCCCCTTGCATCCCCCGTAAAGAATATACTTCTCGAATCCGAATCCGAACTCGCGGGCGCAGACGCGCGAGCGGTGAGTCACGGTGAGTCACGGTGAGTCACGGTGAAACGACAGAAAAGCATCTGCGGGACCGTCACGCACGGCAGCCGTCCCGGCGGCATATTCGGAATCACTGCGGCATCTTCGGGCACCTTTGGAGCCGGTCGAGATCGCCGGAGATCATCCGGAGCCGGCGCTCCAGGTGGAGCCCTTCCGGTACCTTCACTTGCCCGGTTGCCGCTGTCCCATTTATCGGACACCTGACGCAGCAAACCGCGTTGTTATGCGATTTATCGCGCGCGTGTGTAACATTCGACCCGGACATCCACCCCCATATCGTCCCCTTTCGTCTCCATTTGTCAAACTGCACAAAATCTCCCTGCAAATTTCGTATATATTTATTTTAATTTTTTGCCCTTTTTGGCTGCTTTTCTATTGACATATTATGCTCTTTTGTGTATAATTTGGGCATAGCCCACCACAAACCAGCCGGGCCCGGCGGCAAATCCGGGCATAATATGAAGGGATGAAAAAAATGAAAATTTACGAATTATCCGCGCGCTATGACAGCCGCGCCAGCTTTTACGGCAAAGCCCACATCATCGACCACGAAAACGGAGTTATCGAACTGAAAAGTTATAACACCATCGTGAGCCGCAGCACCAACGGCAAGGTTGAACATCTCGGCGCCTGGTCCCAAACCACATCACGCCACCAGCGCGAATTTGAGCGCCAATTTTCAAACTAAACCCCCGCGGGCCTTTTCCGGGCCGACCCTATTCGACCCGGTACCACGCCCACAACGGGCGACCGCAGCGCAGGAAAGCGCAAAGAATGGAGGAAAAGACAATGAAACACATAGAACTCGGTTATTATACCACAAAGCAGGACTGGAAAGACCTTATAGACGGCCTGAAAGAAATTGACGGCTTGACCGTTGCGGATTTTCCCGACACGGATTCTAATGGATTATTCCTTGATTATTCGTTTGTAACCGTTGAATATTGCAATCAATTTTACTACATTCAGCGCGAAACATACGGTTCGTGTTTCACCGTCACGCCGTATTTAAAAGTGTCTCCTTGGTTGAAGCGTCAGGCCGCCTACGGCGAAGATGTACACACAAGCGAAGAACTTGTAATTTTCATCATGTCATGTCCTCGATACGGAAAGCCGTTGACGGTTAGGGTAAACAAGGCGCGAAGCGAAACATGTCCCGAGAAACGCATGTATTTAACGGAGGGATTTTATACCTTATGCAAAGACGGCGACACGGGCATGAAACGCTTTGAGCGCGCGATGGGATTCAGAGAGCGCGATATCTATGACTGTCTTGTAAAGATCGAAAACATCATGTCAACGCCGGATTATAAGGTTTTGCGATTCCATTCAGACGACAATTATTTTGACTGGGAATGCAAGTCCGGGCGCGTCACGGGGTAACGCTATGGAAATCGCCTTATTATTCCTCCTCGCTTGCCTTGCCTTTTCGCCCTGCATCTGGGCGATACTCCGCAAGATAGGCGGCAGCAAAAAACCGTTTCGCGCTTTAATGCGGGAAATCACAAGATGATGTGTTTAATTATTTCAGCGATATATGCCCAGATGGTTATTATTTCGGCAGTAGCGAAGGTGACGGCGCTTGTATAGGTTTTTTCAGATATTCTGAGGAATAGCGCAGAGATGAAACGGTCCCAGTATGGTATATCAAAAATACTTCAAGGCCGATCTCGATAACCTGACCGCATAAACCGCCGCCGGACGTATTCCGGCACCAACGGCGAAAGCCGTAAATGAATGATGGAGGAATTGAAATGAAAAAAATCAACTATGGAATGTATACCATCACCGGCGACCGCGCCGAAGATGCCGCCGCAGCACTTGACAAAGAGGAGACGCGCCTTGAGTTTTTTAACCTTGTAATGCGCCCCGGAGAAAATTCATACATCGACAGCCGCATCGCGATGTATAAAAAAATCGAAGTTGATTACAATGTTACAATAAAATAGAGACGCGCACGCCGCATTTTTGGGCCCTGGTCAATAACCGGACCGGAGACCGGGCCGCCTGCACGACGGATTTTTTGCAGCGCTTTGTCGTGATCCAAACTCAAATATCAGGCCCACAGGCCGGGAAGGATGCAACCCAATGAAACTCAACACCCACGGATTGATCATGCGCGGGCTGAAGGCGGCCGCAGGCGAGACGAGAGCCCTTGCCGGTAATATGCCCGGCGCATACATCCAAATCAGTTATGACCGCGCTGACGGTTTTGTCTTGTCGAATTATCATGTATCTTTTGGCCATAACAGCTGGGCGCAATACCGCGCCGCGTCCGTCGTGCACGTCGTTGACCTCGACGAGCCGGCCACGATGCAGCAAATCTCCGACGCCATCGCCAAGGCCGTCGCCATCCGTAACGCGCAGGATGCACAAGCCCCGGACGCTGCCCCTGAATCGCTTTTGCGGGCCGCCCGAGTAAACGCTGGCATGACTCAAACACAGGCCGCCGAAGCCCTGGGATTGCCGCAGTCACAAATTGCGAAATGGGAGACCGGCGTTCGGAAGCCGAAAATGAATTCGCTTTTAAAAATGAGCACACTTTACCGATGCCCCTTGCTCGATCTGATCGGATGATATGCTTCATAAAAAGACGCCCGGGCCGTAATGGTCCGGGCAATTTTTTGCCGGCGAGAAAACCGCATAACCGGCGCCGGCATGAAGGGAGGCCCCGCACACGCGGGGATTTCTATCTACCGTAATAATGATAATCCGCTGCCGCGATTGGACAAAGTTTATGCCCTTCAGGACACACACACCACTTTATCACTGTCTTGTATTTGTGAGTGATTGTCTTGAATTTTATCGTGACTCCGTGCTCCAAACCGAGGAATTCGCAGGTGATCGACCCCGGATTTAAGTGCCCGAAGAACGGGCAGAATATCCGCGCCGCTATCTTTGCATCGCTGGATGGTATAGAGCTCATTTATTCCGCCCTTTCGTTCCCTCACTTTTTCCGATAATTGTCGATGGATTTAAGCACCTTTTCAAACTCCGCGCGCTTTGCCTTGATTTTTGCTGCGCGTTCGGCATCTGTGCTTGAATAGATAACCGTGTTGTCTTTTTGCTTATTGTGATTGCCGTATTTCTTGTACGCCACCCACAGCACGGCCACGGCGCCCGCCGCCGCGATAGTTCCGATGATCCACAGTCCCGTCATGATCTCACCCCCCTTCGTTTCATATTGGCTTTACCTTCATCCCGCGCCCGAAAGCGCTTCTATGCTCTTTCGCGCATATGTGAAAAGCATCATCGGGAATTTCCACAGGCCGCTCACGCTTGCCATGCCCGTATTTTAACCACGGCTGCGATCCATACCGGAGCGCCGCCATTGCGTGATCGTCGACTGGCGTCGGCTTTTCGGTGTAGTTCCCATTGCCGTCCTGGACCCAGCGCCACGCCTGAATTTCTCGAATCGTGTTTACACAGTCAGGATGGATATGTATTCTCCGCTGTTTCAGCCAGTCAATTTCCGCGCTCACGCTTCCGGATGCCTTATAGCACGGGAGAGCTCGGTACCCGGCCTTTAGCCACATCGCGATCCGATCCGGTTCGGCGCAATCGCAATACATATCCGTTTTCTTGTCTATGCCAGCCCGGTTTGCGCTGGCGATCAGCTCGGCAGTATCTTTTTCATGCTCGTATATTTCCCGGCGGATGTAAACCTCGCCGTCCTTTATCCCGAGATCCAATATCGCATTCGCGTGATTGAATCCAAAATCCTGCCCGATGGATGTATAATCGAAATTGCTTGCTGTTGTCTCGAACGTCTCTATCTTCACGTTATGAAAAATCAGCCCGCCCGTCTCGCCCCATTCGCCCAGCGCGTAAATGCGATACCCTTCCGGATCAAATTGTTTGCGCCGCTCCATGCGATCATAATACTGCTTGTCGCACCACTCATTGTCAAGATACGTCGAATGGCACGTGAACACGGACGGATCGGGACTGTCGAAAAACATAGATTTTATCCAATGCGATGAAGACACCGGGTTAAAGGTCATGCGGATTTGATAGAAAAGTCCCTCGGGGAGTTCGCCACGGAGACGGTCGTCGATGATCTGCAAATCGTCAGGCATAAGTTCGGTCGCTTCTTCGATCCACACGTCGGTCAAGCTGCCGTTTGGCATCTGGATCGA